CGCTCAAAAGCGTTGTGATGATGAATGGACAAAAGCGTTGCAGTTGATGAACTTCTATGATTTATATCAAGATAGTCCACAAGGACCAACAACAAAACTTGAAGAAAATTGGACAGCAGATGTTGATTATTTCAACGGCGATAGGAGATATTTCTAATGGCTGAAATCACTTATTCAGTATTGAACGCCCCAACAGTTACGCAAAACGAAATTGTTGCAGTAGTTAGGCGTGATATACCGAAGTCATGGAACATACCAATCTTTGAAGACTTCCCTAGCGATAGTGAAGTTGTAAGATATGGTATCTACATAAGTGATGTTCATATGGTAGAAAGAAATCCTCATCAACTAGGAATACAATATTGCGGTTCAGTTTATCACGCATACGATGAATTTAATATTACATACATTTCTTATCAAGACGATCCATACAATAATGCTGTTAACAACATTATTGCAAACTTAGTTACAGCTATCAAAGACGATGGTGTGCAACTAATGGATGGATACTTTGAAAGAGATTTTAATCAAGTTCGTACATATGGACCTACACAAGCAGAGAAGCATACCTGGACATTCAGAATGCTAAGAATGGAATTTAATACGCCTAACTAAGGAGAAATCAAATGGCAAGAATCACAGTAAACACAACAGGCACACAGCCAATATTATTGGTTAGTGCAAACATAGCAAACGTAGAAGCGAATGCTTTAAGCGTTACTTGTTTACAAGATATAACTGTTACAAACTCAACAGGTATCTATTCATACACAGACTTTTGTTCTGGTGACATGAATAAGATTACTACACCTGCTGACAATGAAGTTAGTACTAATATGGTATTAGACGGAACAGTATATTTTGGTAATGCAGCCGCTACAGCCAACACAGCACCCTATTGGGGCGTTGCAGGCTTAAGCGAAAACAAAGTTAACATCTCTTGGAAATTGTATTTGAATGGTAACGCTAACGGCGCATTCTACTACACTGGCACAGGTTATGTATCTAGTTTAGCACCAACAGTAGCTCCAGAGAATCCAGTATGGATCTCTCCAATGAGTATCGCTGTTGATGGCGCTATCACTAGCGGTGTTGTTTAATTAATTAAGCAAACATAAAAGGGGCTTCGTGCCCCTTTTTTAATAATTGAAAGAAACAAATGAGTGAAGAAAAACAACATGACGTTTGGTTAAAGACAGACGTAGAAAAATTACGCAGTTTAATTGCAGATGAAGCTAAGGCAATGCCCATGCTTGATGCAATGCAAGCAACAATTAAACAACTAAAGGCAAAGCAAGCATTCAGACTAGCATTACTTAATCAGTTACTAGAAGATGCTTTTGACAAAGAATAAATACAATACAGCAATTTAAAGGAAATAACAAATGAAAATTACAGAATTAGCAAGCGTACCCAAACTGATTGAGATCACCTTAGATGATGATGCATTGTTTGAGAAGTATGGCGACACAATCACATTCCACACATATGACATTGTAGGTTTGAGTACGTACTTTGAGTTCTTCAATGCACGTTCAGACCAACAATATGAACAATTGGATAAGATGATTAAGAAACTTATTCTTAATGAACAAGGTAAGCCTGCATTGAAAAATGATGAAGACTTGCCCATTGACATTGCCGCAGCCGCAATTAATAAGATTGGTGAAATCTTGGGAAAGTCACAAAGCAAGACATCAACCCCGACGAGTGGAGAACAGCCAAAATGATTATGATAGGTCGTATGGCTAAAGAGTATGGTATGTTGCCAAGTCAAATTGAGCGAGAAGCCACTACATACGACATTATGATAACAGATGTTCTTGCTACATACGAAAACTATCAACAACAAAAGGCATCTGGTAAGGTTGATCCTAGTGTTTATGAGTTTAGTCAAGCAGAGTTAGAGAGTATGATGGAGAAAGCAAATGGCAAGTAACATAGTTGACAGATTAAACAAAGTGTTAAACACATTGAACAGTCAGAATATTGCCAAAGAGGCATATACAAAGTTTGTTGATGTAACACCTATTGCAAAGAAGAATGGTGGCAATGCAAAACGTAGTACCAAATTACAGGGTAATACTATTAATGCAGACTATGCTTACGCTAATGTGCTTGATAAAGGTCGTCATATGACTAATAGAGGTTTACGTGGCAGTGAACAAGCTCCAAAAGGTATGACTGAGCCTACGATAAAACACATAAGAGATTACGTAAAGCAAAAGCTTGGCGTTATTATAAAATAAGGACAAACAATGGCAACCATTGACAATTATAAGATAGTACTTGATGTTCAAGGTCAACAAGCAGTTGATCGTTTAAGTAAAAGTCTAGGTGGATTAGGCAGTACAATTGCTGGCATTGGCTTTGCCGCATTTACTAATAGCGTATTGCAAATGGCTGATGCTGTATCAGACTTAGCTGCCGCTACAGGATTGTCAATTGGTAACATTGCCGCATTTGGTGGCGCATTAGGTCAAGCAGGTGGTAAGGCAGAAGACGCCGGCAAGATGATTGGTAAGTTCTTCCAAACATTAGATGATGCTGCCGGTGGTAGTGACAAAGCACAAGAAGCATTACAGCGTGTTGGACTTCAGTTAAGTGATTTAACTACAATGAGTGAAGGTGAATTACTCAATGAAGCAATTCGCAAGCTTGGTGAAATGGAAGCAGGTGCCAAACGAACAGCGTTAGGCATGGAGATATTTGGCAAATCATTTAAGAGTATCGATCCTAAAGTATTAGCAGAAGCCTTTGCTACTGGTGATTTTAGTAAGGCACAAGACTCATTAGAGAAGATGGGTAAACTAGCAGATAGTTTAGCTGCCAATTTCTATACATTGCAAATGGCTGGTGCTCAAGTATTCAGTGATATGGCTAGTGCTATCGAACCCTTCATCGGTAAGATCGAAGATGGTAGATTAAGTTTAGACCAAGCTGAAAAGATTATTAAAGCTGTTGGTATAGGTCTAGCACTTGCATTCGGTGCTAAGACAGTATCAACAATCATTGATATTGTTACTGTTGTTAAATCATTAACTACAGCATTAAAAGGTACAGTCATTGTTCAAACAGCATTGACAGCATTAAGCGGACCGAAAGGTTGGGCTATGATTGCTGGTGGTGCGATAGCCGCTACAGCCGCAATATATGGATTGAATAAAGCATTAGGTGTTACTAATGACGAAATGGAAAAGGCTACTGGTGGTGGATCAGCAGATACTACAAAGAAAGGTCCTGCTTTCGCATCAGTTAAGATGAGTGCTAAGGATCAGGCTGCAAAGACTGCATTAGTTACTGCTCAAGCCGCAACGGCACAGATGCAATTACAAAATGATGAAGCTCTTAAACTTCGTCAATTAACAATTGAAACACTTGGATTAGAATCTAGTTTTGCCGGAGCAATTAAAAGTAACGCCGATGCTAAATCAAAATACGCAACTGATGTTAAAGATTTACAAGGTAAAATTCTTGTTGAGCAATCTAAAGAGAATGGTGGCAATCAAGCTATTATTGGACAGTATAAAGAACAGATTGCCCTTAAGTCACAACAATTAACAGCAACATTAAACTTAAACAGAGCAGAATACGATAGATTGCAAGCTATTCAGCAATTTACAATGGGCGTAGCTACAGATACAATGATATCTCAGCGTGAAAAAGAATTAGAGTTAATGCAACAACAAATACAATTTGGTACTGCTATTACTGCTGAAGACCAATTGGCATTAAAAATATTGGGTTTAAAAAATGAAGAAGAACGTAAGCGCATTGATTTACAGGGGCAGTTAAAAATAGCAGAAGCCGCAAACAATCAAGCAGCCATCGATGACCTTATGATACGATTAGCGGCAGATAAAAAATATTACCAAGACAGAACAAAGGCAGAAGAAGAAGCTACTAAAAAATCAATTGCTAATAGGGATAATGTTGCAGAGGGTGTTAGTAAAGCAATGAATCAAATTGCTCGTAGTATGGATCCAATCAAGTTAGCAGAAGAAGCTACATTAGGATTGTTCAGTAAAATGAATGAAGCTATACATCAGTTAGTTACAACAGGTAAGGTTAGCTTTGGCGATCTAGCTAGAAGTTTTGGTCAGATGATTTTAGAGATGATGCTAAAACAACAGGCAGCAAAAGCGGCTAGTGCGGCGAGTGGTTGGTTAACTGATTTGTTTGGTGGACTATTCAAAGCAGAAGGTGGACCGGTTAAAGGTGGACAGCCATACGTTGTTGGTGAACAAGGTCCTGAATTGTTTGTACCACCAAGCGCAGGTAAGATTATACCTAACAATCAAATGGGCAGTAAAGCTGTTGCTAGTGGTGCAGTCAGTGCTCCGATTACAAACACATACATTACAAACAATATCAGTGCCATAGATAGTAGATCAGTTGCTCAGTTATTCGCTGAGAATCGTAGAACACTATTTGGTTCAGTGCAATTAGCACAAAAAGAATTAAGTTATAGATAAGGAATAGTATGGCAGGGTTACAAACAATATTAAATTACTGCAACGGCATCAATATTGACCGTCGTAAAGTTGTTGGCATACAATATACACGAAATGAAATTCCTCGTGTTAGTCAGACACCAACTAAGAATCCATGGAAGTTTACGCTTGATATGACTAATCGTTTTAGATATAGTCAAGCACGTGACTTAATGGAAGCACTAGACTTGTTAGATAGAATTACTCCAGAAGTAATTACATTCAGCAACTTACCAAGCTTAAGCTGGATCTTTCGTTATCAAGGTGCAATGACTGCAGGACAACTAAACACAATTACAGTAACAAGCTTTGTTGGAGACCAACTTACATTAAACGTTAGTGGCATAACTGCGGCAAGTACAGCAGTTATATTTGCACAAAACGATTTGATACAGATTGGATCATTGAATGAATATCCTTACCCATTCACTAGTACAACACAAGTATTGCGTGGAGCTGGCTCAACAGTTGTTGTAACTACAAGCAGACCAAACATACTAACTGGTACATTAGCCGGCGAAGGTATCATCGTTGGTAACAATTGTCAGTTCAACATGTTTTGCCCAAATATGCCAACATATAAATTAATCCCTGGTGGTTACGTTGGTAATGGTACTACTACAACTAACAATGCATTGCTTGAGTTTAGTGATAGCTTTACCTTGTATGAGTTTGTGGGAGACGCATAATGGATAACATCCCAGCAGTAGCCAATAACAAGTCATTAGTAAACAATGCTGAGTTTGTTAAACTAACAGTTTACAATGAGTATGGTAACACAGCAAACAACAATGTCTATACTTTCAGCAGTAGTTATAAGACTGAAAACATTAATGGTCAAGATTATACACCACTAGGTGGCTTACTTGCAGTTGGCGTACAACAACGTGACATTCGTGTTACCAGTGCAGATACAAGTTTAAGTTTAAGTGGTATCGATGGCAACAACATGGCTATTGTATTAGGCTCGTTAATTCGTGGTAGTAAATTAGAAATTACAAGAGGTTTCTATGATAACACTTATAATCTTACAAGCAATGCACAAAGATTTACTGGTATCGTTACCAACTACCAAATTAGTGAAGAACGTCAAGACAATGATGACAACTTCACAATTACATTAAATGCAAGTAGTTTTAAGAGTGTATTAGAAAATCGTATTGCAGGACGTAAAACAAATAGTGAGAGTTGGAAAGAATATAATCCAACTGATACTAGTATGGATCGTATTCCAAGTTTAGCAGATAGAGCGTTTGACTTTGGTAAACCACCAGTACAAGTTGCTACTACACAAAGCCAGGCTGCAACAGATGCAAGTCAAATATCACAAGATACAAATACAAACACAGGCGGCGGATATTAACAAATGAAAATAAGATTAGCAAATAAATTTGACATACCTCAATTAGCAGAGATGTTGCGTCACTATAGAGACAGTGGTGCAATTAAAGGACTAACTGTTGAGAACGAGGAAACAGGAATGAAAATACTTACAGCGATCATCGTTGGATTAGGTGTTGCATTCGTTAGTGAGAAAGATAATAGATTAACCGGTATGTTGTTAGCAATTAAAACACCATTTATGTGGGATGCAAACAAACTTATAATGAGCGAGATTGCTTATTGGGTAGAAGAAGAATATCGTGGATCAACTGCAGGCTATAGATTGCTTGCAAAGTATGTTGAACACTGTGATGAATTAAGAGATAATGGTGTCATTGTTAACTATACAATGAGCCAGATGGAAGGTCAAAAACTAGATTATAGTAGATTTGGTTTGAAACCCATAGAAACAACTTGGAGTATTTAAGATGCCAATTTTTACAGCAATCGCCGCTGGCGCTACAGCATTAGCAACAGCAGTAGGATTTGGTGCCGCGGCAGCCGCCTCAATAGGTGCATTTGTAGTTCGTACAATGGTTACGATTGCTATTAGTTCATTGGTTGCTAATAGAGCAAATAAATCTAGCGCAGGTGCAAGTGACGTTGGCGCACGTGTTCAATTAGGCCCAGCAACAAATAATAAGCTTGCAGTAAGTTATGGTAGTGCATTCTTGGCACCTACAGTTACAGACGCTAAGATTACAACGGACAAAAGACAAAGTATTATGTTTTTAGTTTATGTGAAGCAAGTAG